TTTGTTCTTGTCTGGGTTTCATAAGGGAATAGACAAGCATCACTTACCTTTGAACGATGCTGTAGATGTTGAATCGAGTGTTGTAAATTACGAGAATGAAGATACTTTTAATACGCTTGTAGATGAAATAGAAGGGGTTGTATCATCATGGTACTGGTATGACAAGAAGATATGGGACATACATTTCTATAAGAAAATGAGCATGAGAGGGATAGCAAGAGAAACTAAGATAAGTTTAAGTTCAATTTTTAATACGCTTAGTAATGCTAAACAAAAAGTCAGGGAAAAAACCGAAGAATATTATGAAGAATACAGGCAAACCAAGTAGGGGGTTAGGAGACACTATTGAGAAGATAACCACAGTTACTGGCATCAAGAAAGCAGTAGAATGGCTCTCCGATGGAAGTGACTGTGGATGCGACAGGAGGCGTGATTTTTTGAATAAGATGTTTCCTTATAAGAAAGTAGAATGTCTTTTAGAGCCAGAGTATGAGTTTTTAAACAAGTACTTTATAGCCAATAAGAATTCTATAACACAAAGCACTCAGAGGGATTTAATAAATATATTTAACAGGGTATTCAATGAAAAAGCAGTTCCTACAAGTTGCAGTCCTTGTTTTAAAAACAGAATCCATAACGAATTAAAAAAAGTGTATGAACAGTACAAGTCTGATAAAGAACAGGAATAAGGTAAAGCAAGTAATAGACTTTACGGGGGTGCAGAATGGTAAACTCCATCCGTCTGATATAGATGGTGTACTTGAATTTGATAATAAGGTTTTGATTCTAATAGAGGTCAAACGTAAATTCAAACCTATACCTACTGGACAGAGGTTGCTATTGGAGAGAATTAGTGATAGTTGGCACACCAACGAGAAGTCTATCGTTTTAAAGGTAGAACATGAGTGTGATGATGAGAATATAGACATCCCTCTTGAGCAATGTAAAGTTACGAGAGTGTACTATAAAAAGCATTGGGTTACACTTCCAGAGCCACAAGGATTTGTAAACTACGTTAATAATTTAGGGAAAGAGTGGGATTGTAAAAAATGTAAATTTTAGATTTATGGGAGATAGTATCTCAAGCTATTGGAATAGAAATGACACAAACGGTAAACCGACAAAAACAAAAAGACTCAAAGACGTTAGCGACCCTATAGTGGAAAGCGTAAAGACGATGCTCACTCTCAGAAGTAAGATTGGTGTAGCAAAATACAACACCACCTTGTATGATAATGAGCTTACTACGACACAATGGTTACAGCATCTACAAGAGGAATTATTAGATGGAGCTTGTTATATAGAACGATTAAAGAAAAACTTAGAGCAGTGAAAGAGATTACACTTATAAATATGAGAAGGGAAATAAAAGAACTCCAGATATTCTGCGTAGCTCTATCCCGAAGACTAGACAAATTAGAACCAAGTAATAACGATAAAAAAGAATAATTATGCCTTTAAACATGAAACCCAAGAAGTACGAGGAAAAAGCAGACTTCAATAAAAGATGTATGAATAATGCAAAGATGATTCAAGAATTCCCCGATAGAGAACAACGCTTTGCTGTATGCCAAACTCATTGGAAAGGAAACTTTGACCCAAAACAATAAAATGTTAAAGTTCTTGTAGTTGTTTAAATTTTTGTATAGATTTGCTTAAAACTATACGATATGAAAGTAATACTCAACTTACCCAAGTTATTTATTATATTCCTACTTTTAGCGTTCTTCTATATACTTGAAGTTATCGTGTATATAGTGTACTATCTGATAGAATCCCCACTTAATTTTATAGGGAGTCGGATAGAAAAAATAATAAGGAAACTATTAAGTTACGTTAGATAATGGGAAAGACAAAAGAACTTATGGAACAAGAATGGTTCTATGAATCACAAAGAGCAGAACTTCATTGGATGGAGCAAGAATACGAACAATCAAAACATAAATATGCAAGAAAGTATAACCACCTTAGACAACAGAGTCTGGGATAAGAAAGAACTCCTTGATAAGATGATGGATGATGAATTCTATTATCATTATCTTGGAAGAAATGCTCTGTCGAGCAGTGCCATTAAAAAGCTTTTAGATTCTCCTAGAGCTTATGAGGATTCATTACTCTCAGGGTCTAAAACTAATCCTGCTTTTGAATTTGGATGGCTATTCCATACTGCTATACTTGAGCCTCATGTGTATGAGAAGCAGGTGTTTGTCGATGTAAAGAGTAGGAACACAAACGTATTTAGAGAGGCTTTAAGTGAGCATCCTAGACCATTCACTTGGAAGGAGAAGCATGATGTAGAAAGACTCGCAGAATCATTCTATAACAATCCTAAAGCTGTTGATATGATGCAACACACTAGAAAGGAAGTCCCTGCTATTGGCAATCTATTTGGGATGCCATTTAGAGGCAAGGCAGATATCCTTGGAGATGGATATATTGTAGATTTAAAAACCACAGGAAACATAAGTAAATTTGAATACTCTGCAAGGGAATATCTTTATAGATGTCAAGCCTTTATTTATTGTAAGTTATTCGATATAGATAGAGATGATTTTACTTTTATAGCTATAGATAAATCTACTGGCACTATAGGATTCTATGGGGTTAGTGAGAGGTCTTTCAACGCAGGGAGATATGATGTGGAACAAGCTGTAGATATTTACAAGGAATACTTCATAGAAAAGAATAAGGAAGTTTACGACTATGAATTAGAGGGGGATATATAATGTATAGACCTTTGCCAGATTGTTTAGAAATAAAAGATAGTGAAATACATGGGCAAGGTGTATTTGCTAAACAAGACATAATAGCAGGGCATAACCTAGGGATAACACACCTTGGACTGGTGGGTCAATACAGGACACCATTAGGAGGTTTTTTAAACCATAGTGATAACCCTAACTGCTTTATACATGATAATGAAGCACAGAGCTTCCTATACTCTGTTAGACCTATTAGTAGAGAAGAAGAATTAACAGTATATTATAGAAAGTACGATGTATGAAACTATAACAATTTTTTACATAACAGCAATTGCGGTTTTATTGGTGGTTATGTTTTTAGACAAATAAAATGTATTTAGACAAGAAAGAATGTTTTGACGATATCCTCCACTCTCTTAGATTGGGAATTCTTCATGAAGCGGATATAAGATACCTCTTAGACTTCTATAAGGAGACTGAGAATTATGAATGTTGTCAAGGTGTTGTAGATGCTTACGTTGAATTTAAAAGAGAAATAAGTGGAATTAAAACAAATTAGAGAATTAGTAGAATTAGAATTTAAAATAGATATATCTCAGGCAACAAGGATAAGGGAGGTTGTTTATGTTAGAAACTTATATTATAAGTTAGCAAGAGACTATACTTCGTTTGGGTATTCTGATATAGGTAAAGAGATAAATAAAAATCATGCAACGGTAATTCATGGAGTTAAAACTATGGAAGAGGTAGTGTTACTTTATGACTCTAAGTTTATAAAGGCTTACTCTAAAATATCAAGAATACTTAACAAGCTGACAAATGACCCTAAGAAATATCTTGAGCCTGATAGTTACTACAGAGAGAAGTACAAAGAATTGGTGTTTGAACATAGGAAGCTTATCCATATATTTAGAGATGTAGATAAGGAATTAAAGCGTGTTAAAGGACTGGAGGTTTGTTGTGAGTAGTGAGGATGGTAAAAGACCAATGAAAAGAAAGGTTGATGGCAGACGTAATAACGGTGCTGTCAAAGGTGTCTCCAGAGGTCAAGGGAGACCTCGTAAGAATGCCGATAAAGACATAGCAGGTATGACCCTCAATGCCATGAAGAAAGCTTTTGGTAGCGAGGAGAAGGCTTGGATAGAGGTTGCTAAACTAGCAAAGGATGGCTCAGTTCAACACATGAAGTGGCTCCTTGAATATAGGTATGGGAGACCGAAAGAACAACAGAACATAAACATAGACACTAAGGTTAATATACCAGTGATAGACTTTAGTCAACCCAAAACAATAGATATAACACCAGAAGAAGATGGCGAGAGCAAAACAGATTAGAGACCCAAAGAATTTCCCACAGGACTTTTGGAATTACTTAGTGAATCCAATATTGGGATACTATGTGAAACCTGCATCGAAGGTTTGGGGTAAACGTAATAAGAAGGATGAATAAAGTAAATCTAAATCCTAAATACCAATCTCTGTTCGATTCGGATAGTAGATACAGTGTGATTACTGGAGGTAGGGGTTCAGGTAAATCTTTCGCAGTAACAGTGTTCTTAGTGTTGCTCACTTACGAAAAGAACAATAAAATATTGTTTACTCGTTATACTATGAGTTCAGCGAGTATGAGTATTATCCCTGAATTCATTGAGAAGCTAGAATTGATGGGAGTCATTGAACACTTCACTGTTACCAAATATGAGATTATAAACAATCTAACAGGCAGTTCTATATATTTCTCAGGAATTAGAACCGCAAGTGGAGACCAGACTGCCAAACTTAAATCTATCAGTGGGGTCAATACTTTTGTATTGGATGAAGCGGAGGAGCTTACTGATGAAGAAAGCTTTGATAAAATAGATTACTCTATTCGTGCTAAAGGTGTAAGGAATCGGTGTTTGTTAATTCTAAACCCCACCACAAAAGAACACTGGATATATCAGAGGTTCTACCAGAATAGAGATATACCAGATGGATTCAATGGAGAAAGGAATAACGTAAACTATATCCATACCACCTACCAAGATAACATTGAGAATTTAAGTGGGTCGTTCGTAAATCAATTAGAGGAGATGAGGGTGCGCAGACCTGATAAATTCAGGCATCAGATAATGGGAGGTTGGCTACAGAAAGCAGAGGGTGTAATCTTCACTGACTGGCAGATTGGACAATTCAATGA